TATGCGATCACGCTAGCTAACGGTCAGCAGGTTAAGCTGCGTCCAACAACGTTCGACACTGTGCTTAAGCTGAACCAGAACTTGAACAAGCCTGGTGATCAGAGTGATGAGATCCTAGCACTACAGAAGGATATGATGCAGGTGCTGATCGATATGATCGAGTCTGTTGACGAGATCACCGACAAGGAGATGATCAGCGAGTGGGCGAACGCCTTGCCAGCCGGATGGGTCAGGTTTATGTCTGAGTCAATCGACAAGGTATCAGACTGGGGGGTTGAGTTTAAGGCAACCGCAGTGTGTAAAGATTGTGGTGAACCAATGGAAATGCCGTTCTCAGCGAACCCAGTAAGTTTTTTTTCATGACGCTTAAAAGTGGCTCCCAGCAGGACATCATCAACATGTTCTCTGATTTTAGGCGTGATGTGAGCCAGACGATCAAATCAGTAATCCAGCTCGTTTATTTCATGCGTGGATCAGTCAGCTACCAGGACATGATGAATATGTCTTTCGTTGAGAGACAGATGGTAGGCGATTTCATATCCGAACGGCTCGAACAAGAGAGCAAACGCGTTCATCCGGTTTACTAACCGTTTTGCTGCGCAAGAGATTGATCTGATTAGTTCGCTGCGCTCACATCAGATCAATCTCTTCCTTTTCAAATCAGCACAGTATTAACAAGTCCTCATTGCCCGGCACAAGGTTTTTGGGTTAAGAAGAATAACACAGCGTACCTGTGCAGCACGCCGTAGCACCGCACCAAACGTCGATTTTTAGATAAAAAGTAGGCATTACTCCCAAGCAGAGCATAACTTTACGGGTTCTATACCGAAGGCTCGTTCCGTACTGTGACATACGGCAGTTCCTGCTCTCGCGCCAGTTAGGGTATGTGCGCGTGCGTTTCTAGTTAGCGTCTTTGTTTGACGGATCTTGGTTGTGATTGTCTAATCAGAGTGTCTGAAGCGGTTGTCTAGCAGCGGTGTCTAGGTCGTCTATAATCAGTCTGTTTTAGGCGTGTCTGAGTAACTTGTCTGGTCTTTATTATATATGTCTAAGGCGTATTTGGCAAGCCAATAAGCGTCAACTACGTCGCTTCTGCCCTTGGTTTTTTTGTATCCTGAAAACACAGTTTTCACGTCTTCGGGTACAGCCTCATACATCTTATCCTTATCTGCAGAGCCGCTTTTTGTAGCGAACTTCTTCAGTAAGTTTGGCGATACGATCACAAGATCGTTTGAGTACCGTTTCCGGTGTTCTCTGATGCTGGTTACCAAAACAAACTGTAACCCAGCAAGATCCCTGGTCGCATTGCCAAACTTGCTAAACGCAAGCCCTTCTAAACCAACTCTCATTGGTTGAAACCTCATCAACAAAGCGATGATGTGTTGCGCTATTTTTAGAGCTCGATCGAAGATATCACCATCAGCATCAGTTGTGTTGATCGTTTCGTGAAACACGATGCTACCTTGCTCGTTTACCACACAGATTCCTGAACTTGTGAACGATTGATCGATCCCTAAAAATAGCTTATCCATATTACCCTCTTTATTATGCGTGCTCTATTTACACGCATAATATCAAGGGTCAGTTATCTTCCGTCACTACATATGAGAAGCCCTTGCTCAACTGTATTGTCATTACGTGATCAAACGCATTGTCAACATCACGGTGAGTGATGATGAACATGCTGAGACCTTCATCACGAGCCTTACGTTTGAGCATCTTGATTGCTGACTGAACACCAACGGTGTCGAGACCGTGGTCGAGAGCTTCATCGAGCATACAGACATTGACCTTTGTGTGCATATTTTGCAAAACGTCTCGGAAAGCAAACGACAGAGCGAGGTTGACGCGAGCTCGTTGGCCAGCAGAGAGGTTACCAAAGTCGAGCTCGTGACCGAACTGACTAATGCTAGCAGTCATCTCGTGAGTAAACTCAACCTTGTGTGGTAATCCGAGGACAGTGAGGTAATGAGCAAGTTTCTGGTTGAGGAACGGAATGTTCTTGTTCAACAACGCTTTACGAACAAAACTGTCCTTCTTTGTTAGCAGCTTAAGCAGAAACTTCTGATGCTCAAGTTCCTTTGTCACCTTATTGATCTCGTCGTATTTGATTGGCTCGATAGCCATAGCAGTTAGCTCATCGAGAGGCTCGAAGTATGGGTTAACTGCTGCTTTCAGCTCCTCAATCTTTGCCTGGATTTGTGTTGATTGGTTGCTAATGCTCACGAGGTCATCAATGTCTGAGACGACGATCTTTCCCTTCACATCTTTGTGTTTGTGTGACAGACTGGACACATTGTCGTCGATCAGCGTCAGCTCAGCAGTCAGCTTTGCAACTTCACCATCAAGAGAAGTAATAGACTCCACCAGTTGTGTGATCTTATCCTGACCTTCAGAGAAGCTCTGTAAGCAATATGGACACTTGTCATCGCGCAGATGAGCAAGTTCATTAGCATATTTCTTGATTTTCTTTTGATGAGCCTTGATAGCAGTGTCGATAAGCCGCTGCTCTTCTAACGCGTCTGACAGAGCGTTTTTGACGTCGCTAAGTTCAGCGTGGAGCAGCTTTTGTTGATCAACATTAACGGAAGCAACGCTTTCTAGCTTACTCTCTAGCTCAGCAATGCTTTCGTTGTTTGATGTCTCCCAGCTGACAACGCGCTTCTTAGCGGATTCCAGCTGAGCCTGATACCGCTCCATTTCCTTCTCATGAGCCTCAATCTTGACCCGTTGAGTGACGAGACGGCTCTCAGTATCCTTGATGATCTCCTTCAGCTTGTCCGCTTTTTGTGTCAGCATTGTCAAGCCAAACAGCTCCTCGATGATGTCTTTCTGATTCGCTGCGTAGTGGGACGTTGTCGGCAAGTCTAGGAACGGTGTGTGAGACGCACTAAACACAACAATCCGTACGAACAACTCATACGGAATACCAATGATCTTGACGATCAAGTCGTTCGCATTGCTGACGCTGTCTGGTGTAATATCCTTACCATCTTCGAAAATATAGACCGCGTTGCCAGCAGCGCCCGCCTTCATCTTGCGGTTGCGTTTGACTGTATACCGTTTACCATTAGGAGCGGTAAACTCTGTCGCAACCTCCATGTTCTTCTTGTTGATGTTGTTGACGAGGTTGTCTTTCGAGATGTTTGAAATCGGCTTGTCATACATCGCATATGCGATCGCATTGATGATCGTACTTTTACCAACACCGTTCGCACCTTGACCGTTCGTTGTGTTGTCAAGATCCTCGCCAACAATCAGAGTTGTCCCTGTGCGATCCAACTCAATAACTGTTATATTGTTGCCGTAACTGAGAAAGTTCCTCAGGCTTACGCTGTGAAATTTCAGCATACTCATAAATTAGTGCTTCAATTGTTGGTAAATTTGGGTCAGCATTGCGTTCTCTATGTGTGGTGTGTCAATGCTGTTAATCATTTGGACGACGAGATCATCAACACTATCCAACTTTACATCATCAGTGTCAATATCAATATCGGTTCCTTTGAGTGCGTCAGCAATATCCATACTTTCTTCCATAGAAAACTCGCGCAGCGTAAAATCATCCAAGAACTTCTGACGAAGGAATGTGCTCTCTTCATACGAGATTGGGACATCAATCACACACTTGATCCGAGCGCCTGTTGGCATGGTTGTTGTGTCATCAAGAATGTCTGTCAGCTTGACTTTCGCATACTTTGGACAATCAACCCAATCCTTAAACGAGTGCTTACCGGTCATGTGATCGTAGATCACCATCCCGCGTTTTACATCGCCAGCGTCACTGAAATCCATTGGGAAAGTATTGCCAATGTAGTGAATGTTGTTTGTTGACTGGCGTTTATGAAAATGGCCAGAGAAAATTGTAGGTCCGTCGTAGTCATTCGGGTCAGGTCCGGTTGGCATTGTGATGTTATAGCCTGTTACAACAAATCCTTTGAACTCGAAATGCCCCCACCACGATTGTAGTTTTAGATGGTTGACGAGATCGGGATATTCATTGTGAAACAGATATGGGGAAATCAGAGTTCCGTTGCCCATGTTAGGCACAATCAACGGTTCGTTAACGACTGTGAAATTTGAGAACTCTTTGAAAGGGATGACGGAGAACAACTCGCGTGTGTGTCTGTGGTAGAGGTCGTGGTTGCCGATACAGAAAAACACAGGAATGTTGAGGTCGTTCAGCAGCTTTGCACCTCTGTATGAATACGTCAGTGTAGAAATGTTTAGAGCGTTGCGGTTCTCGTGCCAGTCGCCCATAAACACAATGCTGTCAATCTCAGGATCGTTTTGCACTTGTTCACAGAACCATGTAATGAAGTCAATGCAGTCCTGATTGTGGACATCGCTGTTTGATTTTCGCCCGAAGTGTATGTCCGAAAAACCCGCAGTTTTCTTATAATTTTTCGTCATTAGGTACCTTTTTTGTTACAACTCATAAATACATTTAGGACGAAAAAGGAGCCCGAAATGAGTTGCTATTACACGTATTGTATCATAGATCCGAGAACATGTCAACCAGTCTATGTGGGTAAAGGTAAAGGTCAGCGGATGTATCAACACTGGTTGCATCGTAATTCTAGGCGTTGTAATCATTTGCTGAGGCAAATGTTTAAGGAATTAGAAGCAGCAGGTCTAAAACCAGTGTACTCAATTGCGTTAGATAATGCCACCTCTGAACAGGCGCTCCTGAAAGAACAGGAACTGATACGGTGTTTTGGTCGGAAAGACCTTGGCACTGGTACACTATTTAATCTAACTGAGGGTGGTGACGGTGTATCTGAGAAATCTGAACTGACATTACAGAAGTGGAAAGCAGCATATACTGAAAAACCCCGCGGCAAACCCGTGTCACAATATACACTAGATGGAGAGCTCATAGCAACACACCCTTCAGCAAAGCGTGCCTCTGAACTGGTGCCGGAAGCAAACCGGAGCTATATAACGCAGTGTTGCAAGAAACGCCGAAAGTCGGCCGGCGGCTTTTTGTGGGCATACAATGATGAAGAACCTCCAGTCTATCATCATGCGTACAACAGACCGGTTCACCAGTATACACAAGACGGCGTCTTCGTTGCTGAGCACCGATGTGTATCTGACGCTGCGAAAACAGTTGACGCATTCCCTGGTGATATATCCGCCGCATGTGCTGGTAAACTAAAAACAAGTAAGAAGTTTGTGTGGAGATACGCTGATTGATTCACCCTATAGATTAGAAAATTTCTTTTTGAATATATGGGTCATTTTCTTCTGCAGGTAGAGGTGGCCCCGAGCTATCATCCGCCAAATCAATGATCTCGCCTTGATCGTCGGTTGGGACTGCATCAATATTCTTCAGGATTTCTTGTGCTGCTTTCTGAGTAGCATCAAAATCTTCTTCATCGTCAACATCCACACCGGACCGTGACTGCCTGTCATTGTATCCATATGATGGATTCATACCCTGGTCGATCAACAACGCATCACGAATGTTCCGCTGCCGTTTTTCTTGGTTGAGGTATTGAACGAACGAGTTTTTGATACACTGTGTGTAGAATGCAAATGGGTTGCTTGACTTCTCTGGGTTGAAGCTGTTCCATGTGCGAACGAGCATCATCAGAGCGTAACTAACCATGTCTTCGTTGTATGTGTAGTTGACGAAGTTACCTTTCTTAGCATACTTGCGCGTAAGCATCATTAGCATACTAGCAAGTTTGTCGGTCATCACCCCTTTTGATTTCGCGTTGATTACTTCAGCAAGCAGTTCTTTGTTTGTTAGGTAGATGTGCTTCTTTGGTTTTTCTGTCATTGGGTGATAGCCTTTTTGTTATGATTGTTCGCAGGTTGCTATTTATTATACGCGCAAAGGCAACATACGTCAACGGTAAAAACCGAAGGGACCATGACATAAATATTTGTTACACAATTGCTACGAGTGAAATATGTCAGCTAAAGCGTTTTTTCCAAGAACACAATCACATTTAGGTTTGAGAATCCCAGATTTGAATATTGCTGCTCAAGCGGATCAGTTCGTTCGTGAGCAAGCAAATACAATGGCACCAGCACAAGGCATCACTCGCAATAGAGTAAACCAGCTATCCCAAGGACTCAGTCTAAGCGAAGGCGAAGAGTTGGCATCACTGTCACAACCGCCAACAGGAAACACTACAGCTGCAGCATCGGGCTATGGTCCTGTTGATCAATTTGGCTATAAAGTTCGCTTGCATGCGGTCAGAGGATATCCTTCACGAGAAGGTACGGTTGTGTTTGACGCATCGCCAACGCTGTCAGAAAGCCGCTCTGTTGAATATGCGGGAGTCACACCTGTCCATATGCCAGGCAGTATCCAGGTTTATAAGAAGACAAACTCTCGTACTTTTTCGCTTGTCGCCAAACTGATATCGAGAAACCAGGAGCAAGCAACAACAAGCATGCGATATTTGCAGTTACTACGTGGTTGGACGATGCCATACTTTGGTCTTCGCAGTCAATTCGATGGCCCAACCCCACCGAATGCTCGTGGTGGCATCCCACCAACAATCGACAGCAATGATCGTACGAGCATGCTTGGTGCACCCCCCGACGTTTTGTATTTGTTCGCGTACTCGAGTTCAATGGGAGCGGACGCTGATCGTTCTGGCACAGGCGGTCGTGTTAATCTGAAAAAACTTCCTGTAGTGATTACATCGTTGAATATCACGTATCCAGAAGACGTGGACTACATTCCTGTTAAAGACACGGGCGAGCCGTTTCCTGTTCGCATGGAAGTATCAATAGAATTGGCAGAGACGCATTCACCAAGAGGGTATGAAGATTTTTCTCTTAGCATGTTCAAGCAAGGACTGCTAGCACAGTTCTAAGGAGCAATAGATGACGGCAAAAAGTAATAATGCTTCAAAAGGACGATACGGTTTCGGCGGCGGGGTTGTTGACTACGGCAAAAGGCTCGGGTGGTGGGATAGGATAAATATACCCAAATCTACAACGGATATCAGGATTGTTGTTGAAGGTAAATATGTCAACAGACCTGACTTGATTGCTTATGACGTTTACGGGGCTGCAACGTTGCAGTGGCTCGTGCTGCAGTACAACAATATCATAGATATACAAGAGGAGCTAGTAGCAGGAGCTGAACTAAGCCTGCCGACGAAGGCCCGCGTGATGACAGAAATTCTAACAACCCGTCAACAAACACTAACCAGAACATAATGTCAACAATATACAGAAATGGTGTTGGGCACGACAACCCTCTAGCACGATTTAAGTCGTACAGTTACTACCACGCGTTAGCTGTGTGTGACTCATCCGACACAGCGATAGCACTAGCAGAAGCAACTGCTGGTATTGTCAACATGTGGCTACACCCAACAATGCGAGAAGCTGCTGACGGTTCTCTAGGACCGTATTCGCCTAAACAGATTACTACAAACAGCGGCCAGACAGGACAATATGTAGTGCTGATTAACGGTGCGACTGACGCGCATGTGTCGATCACTAAAGTTGCGTATCAAACACTGGCTGCTGCAGGCGCAACTAACAACGACAAATTCACATCCCTCGCAGTTGAGGGGTCAATGGAACTCAGTGAACCACGAGGGATTTCTTTTCTTGACATAATCGTTAGAGCGTGTTTGTCTTTGGGCAAAGACGCGGCTCATGTTACGTTTGTCCTCAAGACGTTTTTTGTCGGTGTTAACGACGAAGATGAGATTGAAACGATATCGAATATCACGCCGTTAATGTTTGTGGTGATAGATGTAACAGGTACGTTTACTGAAATGGGTGGGCAGTACAAACTTGATTTTGTTGCTTTGAGTAACGGTGTCTCGCGCTTGCCGCAATATGACAGGATGGTCAGGACAGCAAATATCAAAGGCGCCACGTTGTCCGAAGCAGTTGATTCATTAGAACGTGAAGTTGCTACCACATACGCGCGGATGTTCAGCTGCGTTTACGAACAAGTGAAAAAAGCTGAGCCTGAACTTGGCTACCAAGCTGGCGAAATAACGAACAAACTGCGAAGAGTTCAGTATAACATCGAGCTGTCGCCAATGTATATGGACAGCAGGTACAAATTTACACCACCGTCACAACAAAATGGAAATACCGGCGCGTGTGATGAGCCTGGGTCGATGACCACAGGGACGGACACTAGCCTTGAATCAGCTCTTCACTTGATGATGCAACGCTGCCCACAAGTTGAACAGGACAGCAAGGATGGCATACAGCAAGAGTTTGTGATGGCAGACGGCCGCACCCTTGTTAAAGGGACAAAGATGCAGTACAAGATTCACACGAGCTTGTGCACTTCTGTGTCTGAAGATGAAGCAGGAAAAACATCGTATACCGTTACGTACAGAGTTGAACCGTACCCCGTCCCACGATCGTTTATCGGTGCGGACGAAAAAACGATCAAAGAGTTTGTTGAGCCTAACACGATTCATTTCGATTACATCTACACAGGAAAAAACGTCGATATCTTAGAGTTCGACATGAAGGTCAATATGGGGCTGGCATATTTGCAATTGGCTACACTAACCAACACATACAAAGGTCAAGGTGATGTGTTTTCAGGTTCAGCCTTAACATGCTCGATAGACCAAGTTGATCGTGCTCAAAATAGAATGACAACCAGCTCAACAAAAGACAAAAAGGTTGAGATCCCAGTATTTTTCAGCACTAACCTTGAGTTGCCAACACGTCGTACCACAACCAGTTTAGAAAATACATCGATGTCTAACTACAACTTGATCAAACACTCGTCTATTGAAGTGTTGGATGTTAGCATGAAAATAACAGGAAACTTGACGTTGCTAAATTCTGCTCTGTCATCATCATACCCAAGGTGTGGCAGCAAACAGCAACCAGCAAATCAAACAGATATGATGGACTGGGGGACGGTACCTGGCTATGCCAAAATCAAAGTCAAGATGCCTGCAAACAGTGATGACATAGGGTTGTTTGCGGGCGAGTACGGTCAGTCTAATTATGCTAAAGATTTCTGGTACGATGGTTATTACTTCATCCTGGGCGTTGAACATGTGTTTGATGATGGTGAGTTCGTTCAAAACCTTGAGATGATCGGTGTGCCAAATCCTGATTTGTTTAAGGATGTTGGTCAACGAAAAGCAGACGCGTCAAAATTCTCAACTGATGTCTCTAACTGCTTCAACAACGTTGCTGCATGTCCAGGGGGCACCGAAGCTGCAACCACACAAAACACATCAAAGCAAGACACGTCAACAGTAGCAAACTCACCTGCAGCTCAGAACGCAAGACGGCAGCCAATACCACAACTCCCGTCAACGGATGTTGATAAGTTGATTCACAACATGCCTGCCTCAAACGTTGTGACGTGGGATAGAATGGATCCGAATGTGCGGACAGCGATTTCACGTGAGGTTGCAGGTGACAGGATACCTTTGTCTACGTACATTGCAATTGCAGCTATTGAATCAAATGGTAAACCAGCAGCAACAAGCCCAACTGGAGCGGCAGGTGTGTTCCAATTTGTACAATCAACGTGGAATGAGGTGATGCCAGGACACAGAGTGCCAGCTAACCCAGACCCACGTCGAGATCCAACGTTGAGTGCTCAAGCAGCTAGAAAATATCTCAACAGGGTATCCAGACACGTTGGCGGATCGGTTGAGCCAACGTGGTTGTTTATGGGACATAACCTTGGCCCAGGTGCGGCAGCAGCAGTGCAACGTGCTGTATCTGAAGGCAGATGCATTCCGATGACAGAACTGTATACAGAACGTGGTTTCAGACCGTTCAGAGATCAACCAATTGGACCAAATCAATGGCTAACGTTTGCTAGAGGCAACGGATATGATCCAAACTCGACAACGTGTACAATCCGCGATCAAGTTGCTGCCAAGTATATGAGGTACGTAAAAGATGCAAACATTCAGGTGCAAGCTCCTGGTTCTGCTCCCGCAGCTGTTGGCGCGCAGACAGCCGAGCAACCTCAACAGCAGCCAGCAGCACCAGCATCATCACCGTCGCCAAACGGGCGTGTTGCAGGTCAAGGAGCTGCAGCTAATGGACAAAACTGTGCTTCTGGAGCAAGTGAACCACCAAGAGAAGAAGCTGCAAAGCCGCAGACATGCAACAAAGATGCACAAGTTACTGAGAATCCGCAGCCTGAATCTAACTCACAAACGTCAATCGCACCATAACGATAGGATATAACAATGCCACAAATGACAGCCCAACGGCGTAGAGAGCTGAATAGTAAAATCGTCAACACCACTGCTCAACCGCACGCTGATTCGATTACTTTAGGTGTTGTGGTTGACACGAACGATCCTCAACAGATGGGGAGAGTTCGTGTCGTCTGTCTGCGGTGGGGCGATTCTGTTCAATCACCGATTGAGAATATTCCGTGGGCATCATACGCCACACCGTTTGGAGGTCAGACGCATGTCGGTTCACGCGGTCCTGGCATCCAGGAGTCTAAAGGTGGTATTGCATACGGAATGTGGGCAATCCCAAAGGTCGGTGCTCAAGTTCTTGTTATGTGCATCGACAGTGATCCAAACCAACGTGTTTACATAGGGTGTTTGTATGATCAGCACACGCCACACACGCTTCCACACGGTCGGTTTATGTATGACGACCATCCCGTATTGGATAACAATATAACGCCGTCTGGTCCGTATACGAGTGCTGAAAATCCAATTGAACCTCTCCACACAAACATGAGACAAGCGTTTGGTAATAAGAACAAGCCAAACTTTGAGTGGCAAACGCGTGCAGCTGACTATACAGCATCAGCGGTTGACGTTGCTAACCTTAACTCAACACAGTCGAGAGTTGCTGACGATAAGGATGTTAAGGCTGATGATTGGACTAGCCGTCAGGGTTATCAAACAAGCCGTCTTGACCCCGAAGCACCATCATCGTTCACACCACGAAACTTAGACTCTATGGTCTACTCTTTTACGTCACCGGGGTTCCATGCAATCTCTATGGACGACAGGATTGAGAACTGTCGTATTCGTTTACGGACGACGGCAGGCCATCAAATCATCATGGATGACACAAATGAGCGGATCTACATCGCGACAGCAAAAGGTGAGAACTGGATTGAGATGGACCAAGCTGGCAACATCGACATCTACACGTCAAACAAGCTAAATGTCCGTGCCCGTAAAGGAATCAACTTCACATCCGATGAAGAGATTCGGTTCCATGCTGGCAAAGGAATCCACATGGTTACACCTGGAGTTGTTAACATCCAAGCTGGAAAAGACATTAACTTCAAGACTGACCAAAACGTTCGGACAGAGGCTGGCCAGAGTATTTTCCTTCAAGCAGCGCAAGAGTTGAATTCAAAGTCAGGGTCCAGCACCAACTTAACGTCTGGGATGAATTTGAACTATTTGGCAAGCGGAAACATTGTTAACACAGCATCGAACATTCACTTAAACGGACCGCAAGCACCAGAAGCAAAGGACGCTGCTGCCCAAAAAGCAAAATGGACGTCGCGTGTTCCTAACCATGAACCGTATGCTCGCGTAATGACAAAGAATGACTATACACATGAACCTGAGTTGGCGTATGATGACCCCAATGTTAACAGAATGGAGCGGGGTGTTCAGATTACGCGTGGACTATACTGGCGTCGGTAATCACACAGTGTGACCTACGATAAATACCTGACAAAGTTACAGGATCAAACGTAATGGCGACAGGATTGTATCGTGGGTTTTCAAGTCACGAATACCATACAAAAAAGATGTTTGGTATCAAAGATTTGGAACTTGTCAAAATCGACTTACTTAATCACATCTTTACCCGCCGTGGTGAACGTGTGATGACGCCGACATTTGGCACCAGAATTCCTGATATTGCGTTTGAGCCGCTCGATGAAGTAACGCTGATGATTATTGAAGAAGACATGCGGTTGGTCTTCAACTTTGATCCGCGCGTTAAGCTCGTTGAATTAACTGTAACACCTAATTACGATGAAAACTCTGTAGTAGCATCTGCAACGTTATACTACGTTGAATTGAACATGACAGACAGACTGTACCTCAACATTGTTTTTGGGGAAGCGTAACGAAGCAACTTACGTTGCAACGAAATCTCGCTCCCAAAGTACGATTAGGTTGTACCCGAGTGATCTGATGTGTTGCTCGCGGTCAATAGTAGCATTGTATATTCTTCCATTTTACCAGACGTGTGTCGGACTGGCAGTTGACTAAATGGACCGTGTTCTGGACACAAGATTGTAACCTTCGTTGAGTTGGTTGTGTAAACAACGTGATCATAACAATACTTGTCTCTATGCACTTTTCTTGCATCCTCGACGAATTGCTCCAGTGTTTTTCTCATGTAGCACTCTGTATAAATATCTAATACACCCCATTTATGATCGGAGACATCAATTGTCTAGACTTGTATCACGAGCTGAAAGCTGGGAAAAAGTATACACAGCATTTTCTAACATCAACTTTGCTGCGTTTGATTATAACTCAGTCAAGCAAAGCATTCTTGATTACATCAAACTATATTTCCCTGAAACGTTCAACGACTTCATCGAATCATCTGAACTGATTGCGATCGTTGAATCGTTTGCATACATCGCAGAAATTCTTGCTTATAGGATGGATGTTGTTGCACATGAAAACTTCATCTCAACAGCGCAGCGTCGTGATTCGATCCTCAAACTCGCCAAACTGATCTCTTATAAGGCATCCCGTCCTCTGCCCGCCCGCGGGCTAGTTAAAATCACGTCTGTTCAAACATCTGAAACGCTGATTGACTCAAACGGCACCAATCTCGCTGGCAGAACGATCAGATGGAACGACCCTTCAAACAGCGCGTGGAAAGATCAGTTCGTGCTGGTTCTCAACAGGGTGCTTGAGCAAGACTTCGGATCTGTTGTTGCAACAGATCGCTTTCAAATCCAAGATGTGCTATTTGAAATCTATCCGTTGGTGACAACAACAGGTGTAATGCCGTACTCAACGAGTGTTTACGGTCAATCCATCAAGATGGAGCTTGTCCCAGTATCAAAGTCACAAGGAAACTCGTTTACTGGCAGCATTTCTGGAATCATGGAACGTCGTCCCCAGCGCAATGCTCGGTTTACCATCATGTACGGCTCTGATGGCTTGGGTGACGGTTCCGAAACGACGGGGTTTTTCTGTTTTACAAAGCAAGGATCGCTCCAACGATTTTCAGCAACATTTGATGGGATCACACCCAACCAAGTGTATGAAATTCCTGTCAACAATATCAACGACACTGATGTGTGGGTCAACGCTATTGATCCTGAGACGGGGGACATCATCGTAAAGATGACCAATCTCCCGTATCGTCGTGAAACTCTTGCGGGTAAATATGGCGAGTGGGTTGAGGTAGATATTGCGCACGCGCAAAACGTCATTTTCAACACAAACCCCAAGCGGAACAAATACGAAATTGAAACTGTGGGCGACAACCGTGTCCGCATTTTGTTTGGAGATGGTGAGTTTGCTGATATCCCGAGTGGGACGTTTGATATCTGGGCACGTCAATCATTGGATGATGATGTTGTCGTCCCGCAATCATCTGTAATTGACGTCCCGATTTCTTTTACGTATACCGACTCACATAACCAATCTCAAATGTTTAAGTTTACGATATCGCTGATTGGTTCACTGACGAACGCATCTGCCGCTGAAACAACCGAGCATGTGCGTCAGACCGCCCCTGCTGTGTACTACACACAAGATCGTATGGTCAACGGTCAGGACTACAACACATACATGCGTCAGAATCCAACGATTCTGAAACTGCGTGCTATTAACAGAACGTTTGCCGGCGATAGCAAATACATCACGTGGCACGACAGTTCTAACACATATGAAAATGTTAAGATGTTTGGCAATGATGGGTTGTTCTATCTGAAAGATGAAGACGCAACACAAACAACGCCGCCAACGGAATCAAACACGCTGATCACGACGTATATTGAACCTCTGCTGACGTCTACGGATGTGTTTATGCAGTTGACCACTGCTGGTGTTGATCATACGAAACTACGTCGTGTGTTTTCTCAAGAAGAAAAAGCGCGGATTACAGCTGCTCTAACCCCGCCCCCTGCACTTCGTGCAGCAGATTTGTACTTCAACAAGTTTGACTATCAATGGTACGCAACGAAAGCAGGCGCAAACGTATCACAGGATCTGGTGTTTCCAGGATATCAAGTTGTCGGACTGAACGGGTTTGCGACATCACCTGACAAACCTCTAGCATACCAACTCGGTGTACTTCCGCCGTACCGTGCAAACATTACTGTCGGCTCTACGACTGTTGGTGTTATGTTAAACTCTGCCCCTGCCACCTTTGGAGAGTTAATCGGTGAAATTAACAGTCAGTTGGCACTCTATGGAGCGACAGCTTCTATCATCAATGGCAACATCGTCGTTACGGCAGCACCATCAACGTCTGATCCTGATTCCTCAGCGATCACAATTGCTGACGTTCCAGGAGCAAACAGCATCTTTACAGACTTGCAAATCGCTCTAAACAGCTCAGTGGTGTATCAACAACCTGTAACAGGATACGCTTTTCCAACAAACTTTATCCCAACACCACTGATCAAAGTTAGACAGGTTTCTGAACTTGAGCCACGATACATCGTTGGCCGCAATGCACGGAGAATCGTGCTTGAATCAAGAACAACATTATTCTGGAATACAAACAATGCAGATAGAGTTGTTGACTATGACACGTTGCGTTCTTCGTTTGACCAAGTGTCTATTCTTCAAGCAAACACTAACTGCAATAGAACAGGAATTCTGCAGAGGACCTGGAATTACAACGTGCTTGGACAAGAGCTGATCGAGTCAGGTCCGAACGCTGGCCTTGCAGATCCTCATCGGATTTCTGTGATTGCTACTGACGAAAACAGCGACAAAGTACCTGATTATCTTGACGTTGAAGATTCAACCACTTATATGGGTCTTGCTGACATCATTAAGCCTAAGATCAAAGTTCGTGTTGCAAACAATCAAGTGATCAAATTGCCTGTTTCGTACATAGCAGGGATGGATGACATTACAGTATCAGCAACTCTTGACGACGGCACTCCGGTTGTTTTGACAGCGCCTACATTCAATAAACCAACACCGTCTTCGTCAGTTCAACAGTCATCATTCGGACAACAAACCCAGCCAGCAACTGCTAGCTGGGCAGAAACTGACGACAGCGGTGTGCTCATTGCTTTTGCGCAACCAGCAACGGCTATAAAATTCGTCAATCTAACGCAACCAGTTAACGTAACAATTGGTGTCAACGAGTATGTGTACTTTCAACGTATTTCAGTCAGCGATGATTGGTTACCTGTCGAGACAACGCACGAAAACATGTTGCACTTTATGGATGACTATCTGTCATATAACTATAAAGTGCTTGAATCATCAACGACACCCAATGTGTGGACAAACGACGAAGAAATTCGTCAGCAGTATCTGTTCAAGCGTCAGTGGAAGCGTTACCTCGGCCGTGACAAGATGAACTTTGCGTGGATGCACTATTCGCCGAGATATCAACTTGTTGATCCATCGCCAACAAACATCATTGACATCTTCATCATTACTCGTGGATACTTCATTAGCTTTAAGAGATGGTTAGAGGACCCGCTTGCAGTACAGCCTGATCCGCTCACACCTCTCAGCTTGAGAAACGACTATGGCAAGTTGCTAGATAACAAAATGGCGTCAGACACAGTTGTTCTTCACCCGGGTAAGATCAAACTAATGTTTGGCGATAAAGCATCTCCATCTTTGCAAGCCAAGTTCAAGGTGATTCGCTCTGTCAACAGCGTATTGACTGACAATCAGATCAAAAACCAAATTGTTGCAACGGTCCGCAATTTCTTTGACATTGCGGTGTTTGAGTTTGGTGAAACTTTCTATTTTACAGAGCTGGCGTCGGCGATCCATATGGACTTGTCAACAGAAATTAGCTCTGTTGTTCTTGTGCCATCACACGCAAACAGTCAATTTGGTGATTTGATGCAAGTACTTGCACGTGAAGATGAAATTTTGTATCCTGACATTGATGTAGAGGATATTGACATCGTTGAAGGGTTCACAGCAACCAACCTTCGTCTAAACGGGTAAACAGCACGGAAAAACGACATAGCCCCTCACCATAAATAATCACATATTTTATAGTGAGGGAATAGCTGTGGCATCTAAATCAGATCACGACAAAAACAGAACGAACATTATGGACCTGCTGCCTGAGGTCTATCGCTCTGACGTCAGCAAGTCGTTGTTTGACGCTACGTTCAATAAGTTTTTGACAAAAGATGACACAGTGCACGTTGCTGGTTATGTTGGCAAAGGTAACCTAACAGCTCTCGTAGATCGTCAGCTTCCAGAACCCACACCTCATCGCCAGGCACATCAGCTTGCGCCTGTGATGTACACAAAGAATGGGACAACAGATTCTGTCCTAACCTTCAAAGGATTCCAGCAACAGCTAGGGCTTATGGGTGTTGATGTTGTAAACATGGATCGATGGGCAGCAACGGATCGGTTCAATTGGATACCGCCTGTGAACCTCGATATGTTGATCAATTATGCTGACTACTTCTGGAGACCAGAAGATGGCCAGTCACCAGCACAACATTTTACAGTTGAAAACCGCTGTAACAAAGCAAAAAGCAAACTAGACGCGTATAAAGCAATCCTAGCCCGCCGCGGCTCCACGCTTGATATTGTCAAATTTGACTTTGCGCTAAACGCTATGATGATTGGCGGCAAGCATGATGATATTTTTGTTGAAGACTTTGTGTTCATTACAAAAGGAACAAACAATATTAACCTAGCTGACAAGACTTGGTACGCTGTGTCTTCTTCTTATAACGCTGAAGACGATCAGACAACAATTGTTGTAACACCACAATTGTCAATAATCACACCGACAGACGACATCAATGCTCCGTACACTCCTCCATCAGCTGAATACGAAGGCCAATGGTGGTATCGTTACAGCACCAATCCTGCAACACCACTCAGTCGGTTGTACACATGGAACGGTACAGCTTGGGTGATCTCTTCTCAGATGATCGTTTCATACATCTCGTTATCAGACCAAGAAGCAATCTATCAAGCAGAAGCGAACTGCGCCTGCCAGAGTGATACTGGCGGTTGGGATGCCAAGCAGTGGGACGACGGTCAGCAATCTGCGTTAGTGTGGAATACGGATCTGCTTGCTGCTATTAGTTTTGGTACTGAAGCAGAGTGGTTGGATGCTAACACACAACCATCATCATTTGACTTGTGGCATGACACCACTGCAGATCAACTAAAGCAGCGCAGTGAGGATAACACTCAATGGCTGAATGTGAAGGACAATTTTTCGGAAGTTCTCGCTGAAACAACTGGACAAATTCGTTGGGATGCGTCTGCTGGCTGTACGCCTCAGCGCCACACACAATGGTCGCTGCAAAACAAGTGGGTTCACAAATCAGAGCTGACGACGTTTGTTGGTGCCAAGCGCGCACAAGTGCCAATTCTGGAATATTCGTCACAAACGGAAGTTAACGAGTGGACGGAAGTGATTTACAAGTGGAAGTACCGCAGTGAACCAAACTTCGCGTTCAATTCAACAGAAAACCAGCCTCATCGGTTTGAACTTGAACCAATCAAATCATATGTTGCTCACAACGTTGATGGTGTGTGGTATTTGTTTTTGGCAACTGAGCGTTCATCCGCCAACCGTGACATTGATTTTACCAACACGTTCATCAAAGACTACAAGTTTAGAATTGTTGATAAAAATGGTTACGCAGAACTGTATACCGTAGAAAGTTCTTGGTTTCGTCAAGTTGGTGATGGTGACCCAGCAGATCTGCCACGTGGTAGATTCGTTACAGTAATCCGCCTACAAGAAACAGACTTCACAGCTCCTATGGTTGCTGGTGTTCATTACGAAGCTACGCCAGCAGAACCAACGCCACCATATACACGTCTTGAACCAATCAAAACATCTCGTGGTGACAACTGGAGAGGATATCACGTTCACTGGGTGTTGGATGAAATAAACACTGAACGTCGTGCTGTAGCACCACAGATGAAAAATCCGTATGCCAAGGTGGATAATCTAACAGGCGGTGAGACGATCACACTAGCTCAAGGAACTCTGTACTTGTTTGATACATACCAGGAGTTCATGCCAGCGGTTGACGGAATCGCTAAAGTTGACATGCATGACAGATACAAATACAACAGTGAACAGCCTGGATATTACGCTGTTGTTAACCAAAATCACATGCGTGTATACGTTAACGGGATCAGACAATACGGCACTTACAGAGAAATATCTGGGTTCTTTGCTGCCTCTCCTGACTACACGATCGTTGACAATGTTGGGCTGACATCCAGCCTTGCTCCAACAGAATTCCGTTTTGTTGACAGCATACAGTTTGATAAACCTCTTCGCGCAAACGATGTTGTTAGAATTGAATTCGCGCCGCCGTCATATGCCGACATGGGTTTGTACTCCGTACCAGTTCGCACAATTGAGGACGACTATCAGTTTGAGGTTAGTGTTCTTGCTAAGGAACAGCCACAGTTTCGTACGTTAGCAAAGTATCACAAAAACGAACAAGTCAAGAACAAGATCAACCAGTATCCTCTGTTCAACATATATGACATCATCACCGGTGAGGTCGTCAACACCAGTCCTGTATTTGCGTTTGCGGAAGACACCTCAATGCCAGTCGATCCGTCAACGCAACGTCGGATCTACACAACAGATGACGGCCGCGAGTTCATGTTCGAGCAGTTTTTGGTTGATCAGAAGAATGGAAAGCTGTTTGCATACAGAACGTTGACGGATGCTGAACCTGAGTACTGGTACAGCCCGCTGACACAGCAACTCAAGCGTTGGGATGGGGCTGCGTGGACGACAACGATCCTCGCAACGATTGCAACAGGATGGATCGCGAAGACGCCAGTTGTGTCAACAACGGAACCAACAGAACTACTGAACGATCATATGAGTGTGTGGGTCAATCCTGAAACGCTCAGGTTTGTTCAACGTGACGCTATTAACGGAATTTGGAATACGCTCGGCGATGTAGTTGTTGCCGATGCTGACCCAACTCTGGAAACGCTTTGGAAAACGTCCTCATCGCGGGAAAAATACGTGCCAAAATACGTTGATGGAAGCGGACAAGAGATTGAAAAAGGTTCCACTGAAGGTGATTGGGAAGTAATCAGTCAATGGAGGAACAACCCAGAGCACGAAAACCATAAGACGATTTTGCTGTCGCAGCTGATCACACACTTGTCGTCTATTGTTACTCAACAAGAGCGGATTCCGGGTTTGATCAATCGTGGAATTTTCACGAAGACGCAAAAAGAATATGACTATGGTGTTGGTGGAACAATTAAGGAACACAACGACAGTTTCGATGCATTGATTTCGGCTGTGAACCTGGATGATGTTACTCCTGTTGGTGTTATTGAGTTTGCACAGAAGCAGTATGCTGCAAATATGGTCAGTGTCCGTGATGTGTTCACAAATACTGTTGTTGATGCGTTGATTGAGTGGTCAGGTTATACCGTTGACGATATTACGAATCGCATTGCTGACAGATGTATTACGGAGTTCGCCAACAACGACTTCGTTGCCCGTGTGTTTAGTGACACGACAGCCTACAATCCATCAACTGGTACTGGAATGCCAAACTGGATAGCAACAGCACCGATGTTCGGTCTTGCCGCCAAACAACAACCTTACTACGTTGTTGACGGAAACTCTGTTACGATGATTCACCATGACGGTCACAGAACTTACTTTGCTATCACACCAGCTGAGCAAGATAGATATGCAAGGATTCTCGTGAGACAATATAACGCTGCGCAGCCTGGTCTTGCGGTAATCAGCACATCTGCACCAACAACATCTCCGATTTACTGGTATAAACCAGGAGCAGGCGCTGGTTTATATAAGCGAAACGGTTCTGAATGGGACCGTGTAAACTTTGCAGACATGTTAGCAACAGTATTCCTGGCGGTTGAACGTAGGCTGCACGACGCAACCCCTGTGTTCCCTGTCCCTCCATTTGATTTCTCTGCACTGACAGCAACAGAAGAAATGGCGCAGGTGTATAGCAGCAGAATGTTGACAAGGTTCATGGATTATGTTGCGAAGAAGAACATCGTAGCACCGTTGGTCAACACAACATATTCGTTGACAGATCCGTTTACGTGGAACTATGCTCAAAGCGTGGTTGATTTACCACCACGCGCTGGATTAACGCCAGCACCGCGTGGCTGCTGGCAGGCAGTGCATCAGTACTGGTACGGCACACCCCACCCACACCTCGAACCATGGTGTTTGCAAGGATATGACCACAAGCCACAGTGGTGGGATGAACAATACGCGGAGACGGATGGAACTCGCCGTTGGAAATATGACCATGCTGCAAAAATCGGCATGTGGGAAAACATTCGTCGTGGCATTGTCCCTGCTGGTAGATATTATCCAGACGGAACTGTAAGCACAGGCAACCCAACCGTTGACGAACAGACACTCCCGCAGTACAATTACTTCTCCGTCAACATTATGGATGAGCCCGCACCTGGCGGCTATCAGCCAGACGGTTTGCTGCCACCATACTACGACAACACGCAGATTATGCTACTGAATCCCACGGTTCGGTCAGTGTTCCGCGTATTTTCTACGCAAATCATCGCACCCGATGCTGACTATATGTTTGGCCAACAAGGCCCTACTGAATGGCAGTGGGAAGTATCAGCCGAACGCGTGTATGATCAATCTGTGGTTGCGTTCTTAATCAAGCCTGTTGAATTCTTTTACAAAGCATACGGAAACAAGTACGTTGAGATTGGCGGTCTTCAAGTTGATGCCACGTTTAAAAAAGTGTTGTCGCACAAGGAAGCAATCTTCCACGGTGACATTTACGACGACAATAAGTTATACAAAGCGAACGGCCTAAATCAATGGTATGTTAACTTCAACCGTTACAATGGGTTTGACACAAACGTTAACTTTAGAACACAGTGGACACAGTGGACGCCACGCCAATCATACCAGACGGCAGGGATTGTTGACACAACAACGCTGCAAGTGTTCAACAGAAATTTTGACGTCACCAACCGTGACTATGAAGTAATTCTTGCGAAAAGTGGTGTCATCAAACAGCTGTGGGCAGATGCGTTTACAATCGGGTTGCTGTCCATGCCACCTGCAATTGTTCAGTTCAACAACCAAGCTCAGTGGAAGTTTGCTGTAGGCACCCATGCACCATCGCTACGTTCTGTTAAAGTGTATGGCGTTCAGCAATGGCCTGTGATGGTTGATAAAGACACAGACGAATTTACATCATTCGCGTTTGATATTGATGACGTTACAGCAGCAATCGATACGTTTGAAGTTCGTGGTGATCAAACAGCGTTTTTCTTACAAGACGTTCAGTTTACTGTTACAGGCAGCACAACAAACGATGGTGTGTACACCGTCATTACATCATCTTTCGACACTGTCCGTCAAACAACACGCGTCCGTTGTGTTGAAAACGTGCCAACATCCATTCGTGATGGTAGGATTGACATTACACCGTTTGCTCACAACTGGCAGACTGGCGACATTGTTGTTCCAACATCAAACAAAGCGTTGCCGTATCCTCTCGTTGCAAACACGCCATACTATGTAATTCGCATCGATGATAGAAAATTCAAACTAGCACTAACAGAACTCAACGCGTCGCAAGGAATAGGATTAGATATTACCAGCATCCCGCAAGGAGACTTGGTGGTTGGTAAGCTAAAATCTACATTTAACGTGTTCGAAGGATCGTCTGTCGATGATGTATGGTTCCACCTTGAGTTGAACACAGACGATATCAGAACAATATCACTGCCGACAACAATCGTTGGAATGCAAAATCTAATCAATTTTGTTGATGGATACGTTCAACACCAAGTTGATAGCGGGTTGGTATACAACGACACAACTGATTTTATTGAATACGATAGTGACACGGGCCGTCCAGTTAGCTGGCAAGTTGAAATTGAACGAATGATAGATTGGGCGTACAGCCTTCGACGTTCTCGAGTTGAGATCAACGACAGGTTCCAGTTTGTCGTCAGCAACGTAACAGATGGCACATTTAGATTTACATCATCTGTTCCCGCATGGGAAAAAGGCAAAGCAATCACTCTGTCTACGAGTAATTCGCTACCAGAACCTCTGTTTGCTAATGTGCCGTACTACTTTGCGCCTGTTGAAGGCGATGCTCAACTATTCCGCCTCGCAGTAAACCCGCGCGTAGACGATCCGTTGAGCATTGTTGAAATCACAACAGCAGGTGGCGGGATTCATAACGCCTCTGTGCAGAAGATTGATCAGCAATTCCCAACGTTTAACATGAATCCGATGAGGAGCAACCTGTGGGTCTCAACACCACAAGGTATGTTGTCAAATGTGATATCTGGACCGTATGTCGACATTCGCGTGTCACAGACGCTGTACGATCAGTATGGTCGCAATCTAACAGCGGATAAGATTGTTGTCTACCGTCACGACACGATTAGCAGAATCTCTGTCCGTCCTGAAATTCCGAACGATGTTGAACAGCACTTCGGCCTGTCTGACCCATACAACTACATCCACATTGGTGGCGCACACCTGTTTGTTGAAGGGCACGAACACATCCTGATGTTCAACAACTATACAGTCGGCGATGACCTCGTTTATGATCCATTCCTCGGTCTGTTTATTCAGCGATTTGATTTGGACTTTGACAAGCAGCGAAACAACACCCTGCGTCCATCGCTTGGTGGATACTATCTGAGCGGCAACGGATTTGTCCGCAACATTGAAGGAAGTATTCAGGACCTACGTCGCTACTACGATGCTTACGACCTAACAGAAGGGACCCCCGCTGCCGCCCACGCTCGTCATACTCTCGGCTATAACCCGAATGATGGCAGTATGTCGTACCTTGATTTGCTGAACGTCAACGCAAAGTCACAGTTCCTGTTCTATCGCGGTATGATCCAATACAAAGGGTCTATGAACTCTGTGATGGCATACGTCAACTCTAAGAAATTTGTTGATGCAAAAATGGATGAGTTCTGGGCATACAAGATTGGTGAGTTTGGCGATAGCCGTGCAAAAGTATATCCGCAATTGAAGTTGTTCACATCAGACAGCACGAAGGCAGACGTACGTCTGAAGTTTACCTCACCACCCGATTTGGATCTCAACCCAATCGTTGACATTCAGAAGGGTTTTGAGACGGTGACGATGACCACAGGAAAACGGTGGGTAGACTATCCAGAACAACGTGAAGTGGTCCAATCCGCGTTATTCCTTGATGCTGGAATTACGACGATGACTAAGCTGTTCATCTCCCGCTCAACAGGATCCTTGTCATCGCCTGTATACACTTCACGACCGCCACAAAACGGGTTCAATGAATTTGATGTATGGGTCAACATTCATGATGGCCAACCGCACTATTATACGCGTGCAAACAACAGCTGGTCCGAATTAACAGCGCCAGCATTCTCAATCCGTGAAGTTGACAACACAGTTTACTTTGTTCTCCCAACTGCCGCAGATGGCGTTCGTGTTGTTGCTCGTAAGTTGCAACAACAAGGCAACTTGTTGACGTATACGTCAACACTTATGAACGAAGTGGATGCCGCAAACGGATACTACCGTGTCAACTCGGAAGTGATTGCTTTCCCTACAGCAGACATTGCATTTACAGCTGTTGATGCTCCGTCAAATTCTATTGTTGTTTCCGAGGAAGACTCAGTTAAGTTTGTCCCCGGCGACAAGGTGATGTTGTCAACAACAAACAAAATCCACACGATTGTTTCTGTTGACCCTCTGACACTTCGTGTTCGTTTATCGGAAACAATTACACCAACCGGTCCTGGATTTGCACGTCAGGTAGGGTTTACAGACCTAATCACGATTTTCACCGTCAACCCAAGTGCAAACAAAATCTCTGCACCGCGGATTAAAGACGTTAAGTCGCGTGTCCACATTCAGGATATTCCGTTGTGGCACCCTGCAATTGGCATTCACTCGCCCACGGCTGTCCACAACATTGATTTAATAACAGACAGTGATCCTGCTCGCTATCTGAACACAATCACAAACGGGTTGTCGTCAAGCAATCCGTGGCTGTCGCCTGAAGTTGGCACAATGTGGCTTGACACATCAGAACTTGGATACAAGCCGTACTACGATGACGTGATCTATCCTGATGTCGATCATCGTCTGCATCGGTGGGGCAAGCAACAAGACTGGAGTTCTGTTCGTGTCTATCAGTGGGTTGAAACAACAATAGCTCCTGATCGTTGGGTTCAGGTTGCTCGCACACAAGCTGGTGACCTCAAGATTGCTAAACAAAATCGCGTTACTGGGACACCGAAAATCACTGTGTTTAAGAGAATGCGTAAGCACGATGTTGCAACGATCAGTCAACTAACAGGACGGATTTCAACAACAGGCAACAACACATACCAAGACGGCGATGTTGTGATTTTCACAGATGGAGCAACACCACTACCAGCAACAGTGTTGGCTGGCCAACGGTATGTTGTTGATGACTATCAACCAGCAGACCAAACGTTTAAGATCGTTGATGAAGATGGTGTGACGGTTGACTTGTTCTTTGCAGCAACGGTTACGGTAACAAAACCGTTTGAAGAAAACTGGGTTCGTCAGCCTGTTGCACGTGAGCGACTGTATGGAGCAACTCAAGCGGTATTCACCACACCAACTATCCGTGAACCAATTCTAACACTGTTAGGTACAGATATAGTTGACGGTGATGTTGTCGACGTCTATGTTAACGGTGAACTGTTAACTGCTGGCAAAGTTGTGATGAACAATGCTGTTGATACAGCAGGCAGTGAATACAACATGACGAAGAAAGACATCATTGATGTTGTTCGTCCTATCCACAGAATAACAAATGCAGAACGTGTGTTCAACCCAGAAGTTGAAGATGATGGCACTCTGGATGTTCAGTGGATGGATATGACAGAGTTTTCAACGGTCCGTAAAACGGTTGATGGTATCACGTATGTGTACTACTATTACTGGGTTGAGGGGATTACTGTTGAACGAGATATTCACGACAACGCGTCATTATCTGCTGCACAGGTGGCAACAGAAATTGCAACAATGCCAACACCTTACACCGTTGTTCAGGATCCTCAAGATCACGACTGGGTCCGTGGATTTGACGTCCCGCCGTGGGATAGAGCAGGATACGACCAACATCAGTACACTGCATATTCGAACAACACTCAATACCTGCCATCGATTTTCTATCGCAAAGCAGTCCTCAACAAGATCGCTCCGTACATCGGCGAAGATGACAGATACGTTGTTGAATTCACACGTGATCTAACTCTGCGTTCTGATATCAGAGCAGAACACAACGAACTATACGGCAAAAACAAACACGCAAAGTGGTATATGTTCCGCCGTGAGCAAGTTGGTGCTATTCCGCAAGACTTGTGGATTAAAATGGCAGAAGCGTTGATGGGATGTAAGTATAACGACTTCACAGTCAGGGTACCGTCGTTTGAACGCGAGCACTACGACGCACTGAACGGGACGGAGACAAAATATGGTCTTGGCAACGACCAGATTTTCGCCAACCCTGAGTACGCGCGCCAAACGCTTGTTCACTATCTACAAGATCCGATGAACGATTTTAAGCCTGTTGACATTAACGCGTTCTTTGAAACGTATCCTGCGACGGAAGATTCGTTCTGGACTGATCCACAGCGTGTGAAGGATATGTGTGACTACATATTCAACACATTTGACTCTCTTCACACCAACGCAATTTGGTTTGATATCCTCTCTGACGCGCTGGCAACCAAGAGTAAATATAGCGGTCTGATGAAAACATCATGGCTGGCACTCCACGGAATCCGTATACTTGATGTTCAAGGGATGTTCGACGACTAAAATCAAGGAGTTACAAGGAGTTCTTCAAGTATAGTAAGAACTTCTTGTTTATCCCTCACACATTCGGTATATCCATCAAACTTCTTGCGTGGGTAGTATTTGTGAGATTTGAGTGCCTCTAACATTCGCTGTTCAGTGGTGTATGCGTCATATATGGTCATTGGTATAGTATGTAGCAGTTCTCGTGACATGCCATAGTAGTGATTGAGGCGTTCTTTTACATCCAACGCTATACCAATCTTGATAAAACTGGTATCATCTATACATAAGCGTACCACATATAGGTATCCTGGTTTACATTTGGTGCCTGGATTTTTATCAAAGTACTCAAGTGAATAACTACCCTTTCGCGTCTCGCGGTCACAAGTAGGACACCCAGATTTCTTGGCTAAATGGGTATTCGGCTTCTGTAAAAAATCCCCATGCAATGGACATGTTATAGTACTCTTCATCAGCGAGTGTGTATATTCAAACTTATCGTAGGAGTATTTGTCGCCGTGTATGTTCCTGGCCTTTTCCACAAACCCCTCCTTGGTATCTCGTAACCTATCAAAATGACATTTACCACACCCATTCCCACGAAGGTGACTATCGGGTACTTGACTAAACACTCCATGCGATGGGCATATGATGTCAACAGGTGTTGACGCGTTTGTGTATGACACCTGCGAATAATCGTATTTGTTATTGTGTATTTCATGAGCTCTTTTGATAAAAGCATCTACACCTATTCTGCGACTGTCTGTGCGTTTTTTGTTGTTACATTTTGGGCATCCAGTCACACCATTCACTATTTTCGCTGGCCGTGCTTCCCATTCATTACCACATACCAAGCATCCCCACAGCAGTGGTTGTTGACCATTGATGTACTCTCCGATGCGTTTGATAGTACCGCCAGCTAACCGTGCATCAACCTTTGTGTTTGACAGCATAGTAACTCTCCATAAATATCTATACACACGTATTTATGATAGGAAATACGAAAGTTACCTGTCACGGGTATAAAATAGAATATGGCAAAATCGAATCTAATAAACTCACTGTTTAAGATTGATGCTGCGGAAGGGTTTGTCAGGTATGTTAATACCGTCAAGCCCTACCACAGCAAAATCTTGGATGTTCTGATTGAGTACGTCTACAAAGAAGATGTCCGCGTCCGTGTGTCTGAACGGTGGGGGATTGACGTTGGCCAAACAAAGTTTTCACCGGCAGAAGACTGCTACTATCAGGTAATCCAATCATTAAACACACCCGGCGCTGGTGGCGTGATAACAATTGATGGTCACCACCAACCAAAGTTCTTGGCTGGCCAGCGGATGTTGGTTACCTTTTCGGATGGCTCATCGAAGACGTACATTATAGACAAGGCAACGAATAGCACGGTGATTGACCCGTCTATTGACCCAGTTGTTACATACATCAAGGTGATCCACCCTCAACTCGTAATCGCCACAAAGACAGCAGTAACAGTCCAGCTCGGCATTGCTGCTGATTATAGTATTATCGGTGCTGTAACAGGTCCAGCCGGCAAATGGGTGATTGAAGGCGACTTCGCTGATGAGTTTAAAGTTGGTGAGAAGATCATTGTTGCCAACATGACGCCAAACGAACTGGGAGCGTCAGTTTACACTGTAGCAGCACCACCGTACAACGGTTATGTTCCAGGTGTGGGTGTTTCGCTAAACCAACTGCCTGATTACACACCAGATTTCAACATTGTTGGTGTCACAAAGTCTAAACTGTCGTTTGATGCCGACACAGGTCAGTTCAGTGTCACACAAGGACAATGGGTTGTCCTTGGTGCTCACGCTGACAAGTTTGTTCGCGATAGTCACATTAGTGTTAAGAATGAACCGCACACGCCTGTGTATTATACAGTTGACGATGTTGAGCAGAAGCTGTTTTCTGAGTTAGTAACGGAAGCAGATGCTACTGTGTGGGATCAAGGCCTTACAACATGGGACGGCACATCCACGGAATGGGACATCTGGATATCAGCAGGAGCTACAACATTACCAGATAACGTTGACTGGTTGCAAAACCAAATGGTTACGGTGATCACCGTTAACGCGCGTCAGCAGATCCCCGAGACAGCGCTACCATCTGGCACGCTGCAAAGTCCGGTGTTTCCTGTATATGAAATCATTGGCAAGACAGCAACATCGTGGACTATTCGTGGTCATTACGCTGATCGTTTTGCTGCAGGCGATCGCCTGTTTGTCCAAGACAACGCAGATGCTAACTCAAACAAACAATATATTGTTGCGTCTGCTGTCAACAACAATATCACGTACGATATGTCAACAACGATTGAAGTCGTTGAAGGCGTGCCACCATCTGCAATCGCAAATGGTACGATTCACCATCCATCCGTTAAGACGACGATCATTCCTGTTACTGAAAGCGTGCTCCAATCGTTTTATGAACAGGGTGAAGCATACAGACCAAACCGCTCTGGAACACTTCGTCCGATGCCGCTGGTGTTCAACCAAATAACTCAACCGTCTACGACAGTCGTTGGTGCAGTGTGGATCGATCCTGTAACAAACATCTCTAAACGATGGACTAATGACGGGTGGGTGCACAACTACACGCCGACGCAATACAGCTGGTTTACAGATAGCGTTAATCCAAAACAGTTGATCGTTAAGCAAGCGGTTAGCCAGCACCCAGATTCTCTTGATCCGCTCCACGGCTTAAGCAATACGATGGTTGTGAATACAACAAACGTGTTCAAGTCTTACACATTTGCCACAACCTCAACACAAGCAAATCAGCTGAGCTTTGCTCGTCCTTATATTATTGTTGGTGTCGATCCTGTAGCTAACAAGTGGATTGTGGCGGGCGACGTTACGACATCTGGTGAAACCCCTCTAAAACCAGGCGAAACAATCTACATCACTTCATCATCAACAACACAAGGACTCGGACGGTACGTTGTCCAGTCTGTTAACGTCCTTGCTACAACATCAGAAGTGTTTGTTACACGACAAATATCAAGACTAGCAACGGGTGATGGTTTGCTGACGGTGCCGACACAATTTAACCGGACACCAAAGTGGGTAGCGGGTACGCGTGTAAAAGCTTCCAGTACTGGTGTGCTTCCTAACCCTCTGCTAGCTTCACAGGAATACTATTTCATTCCTGTAATCAAACCATACGAAGATGCTACGATAGAAACGCCACCAATTTTTGCGCTGTCGAAGGTCAGACATCCACAAAAACATGAAGATTATGTTGACATCACGTCATTTGGTTCTGGTGTCCTGTCAATTACACAAGACGAAGTGTACGTCCCTGGATCGAAAGTAACTATCCGCGATAGCTGGAATGGCAAAAACAACGGATCATACACAATCCTTCAAACCGAGAATCTGTCGCCAACAGAAACACGTTTGTATTTTGTCGAACGCGTGCCATCAACAACACCGCAGGGTGTTACTAATGATGGTGTGCTCGAATATGACCTGGACTCCCATGTCTACAGCTCACTGACAGAAAGCAAATGTGTAACACGTGAACAAACAGAACTATACGCTGCGACAAGGATCACGGAACTGATACAGTTTGAGTTTTCGATTGAGCAGTTTGATTTTGTTACAGCTGCGCTGCGCGAAAACGAACCGTACAGCGCGTTCATGCGACAGCTCGGCTATGACGTCCCAGGACACGACGAGTCTGGTTTTGACGGCGACATCGTAATCACAACATCGATGGCAGCACATGGTAGTGGACTGACTACACCAGTACACAGCATGGTGCCAATCGGATTTGACACACAGTTTTTTGATATCGGCGGCATTGATGAAAACACACAAACAGTCGCAAAACGCTATGGTAAAGGTGGGTTGTGATAAATATAGCACATAATCACGGAGAAGCACATGGAATATAAAACAAGTGATATCGTGCTCGCATCATTTTTGAGACTGAGCGGACACGAAATAGTTAGGATTGAAAAGGTTGGTCAGAAGGGAACTTTTGTGTTTGGTGAAGTGCCTGATGACATAATTCAATCATACGATTTCGGCCGCGCACGCGTCGAACCGGCAGCATTCAACAACACGATTAAACAGTTGACGACAGCGGTTCGTCGGATGGAGGGTTGAGATAAATACTCAACCGCTTACTAAGGAACTCAGATATGTCTCTCAAACAACAACTGTCCGTCGAAGTTATGGGCCACTGCAAGATCGTCGACGACCTCGGCAATGTTCTCTTAGACGAGACCAACGCCGTTCACCCGCAAAACTTAGCGTGCGTTTTTGGCCGAGCGCTTGCTAACGAGCACAACTACTTCATCCACCGCATTGCTTTTGGTAACGGCGGCACTGTTGTTGACGCTGCCCGCACTGTGACTTACCGTACACCGAATGACGGCCAATCGCCCGACATCTCCACGTGGGACAGCCGAATCTATCGCGAGACATATTCTGAGATCATCGACGAAGGTCAGACAGTTCTCAACACACTGCTCGGCACTGATCCAGGCTCTGCTGATATGAACACAGGTGTTCGTCTCGGCGGTGGCGCGATGCCAGGGTCTGACCCACGATCGGTTCCTCACGTTTCTGGGCCAGGCGTCCGCAGCCGCGAACTTGGTCTGCAAACAGAAGTGATTATCACTTGCACTATTAACGGAGATGAGCCACGCAGCCAGCATAACACTGACGCCCTTGCACCGTCACAGAACACCGAAACTGACTTCATCTTTGATGAGATCGGTCTGTATACATCCGGCTCGCCTGCCATCGACACATCTGGCTACCAGTATATCAACGTGCTGAACAAAACAACAGTTGATGACACAGGCCTGCTGCCAGGTACAACATATTCATTTAACGTCTCTGTGGATGGTGGTACAACAATCACGATCTCGTTCACAACACCAATCACAGGCGGTTCAGGCGTTGGACGACAGATCCTTTACGGTGATCTGTGTGAAGCAATCAACACCAGTGCTGCAACATGGGGATTTACTGGCAGTGGATCAACTGCTCTGCCTGCAGGTGCTAAAATGCTGATCACTGACAACACAGGTGGCACTTTCCCAACGATTGCTGGCGCTCAGACGTTCGGCTATCTTGCTGTGCAGTCAGCAACAGCAGGCGCAACATCTAAGATCAATCTTACAGGCAACGAAACTTCAGTTTTCCTTGGCTTGCTGAACCCACCTCTTGGTGCTAGCCTGGAACAACCTGTTGACGGCAATATGGCTGGCGTACAGAACGCTCCGACAAACCCGTCTACAGAACGTGAACGCTTGCTGACTCACCTGATCTTCAGTCCGATTCTGAAATCGAAGAACCGCACGCTGGCGATCACATACACGCTGACCGTTTCTGTCGGCAGAACGCCATATTAAACAAACAAGCCAGCAAACAAAAAAGCCCGCTTAAGCGGGCTTTTTTGTTAAAGGAGATGTGTTGTTTAAGCTGGAACAGCGGACGCGCCAACATTAACAATACCGCCAACAACGCCAGATTTCGGATCCATGATCTTGCCAGCAGGCGTCAGCACTTTAACCAACTGGTGGAAATATGCAAGAGCGTTAACTCCGTTACCGAGTGTCTTTTGTGCCATCAGGTCCCACAACTCGAAGTTACCAGAGTTGCGATCCATCAGGATACCTGCAAGACGGCGGCGATCGATCTCATCAAGGTTGTTCACAGGGAAAAACAGCAGGTTACCGTCAGGGTTCTGCTTGAGCACAGCGCACTCGTGCAGAGTGCTATCCTTGTACAGGTCAATCCACGCGATGTGGGGATATTCACGGCTTTGTTCGATTCTATAAGATACTTGCGACATTTGTTTTACTCCTAGAGGAAATGTGTTATTCTGTAAGGTGAAAATATTTACAGATACATTTTGCAGGGAGACCTATCGTTAATCAAACCGCGAATAAACGAAGTTGACGTGGCTATAACTCCACAAAACGATGTCGCCTGGTTGCATCTCAGCAATCGGAACCCGGACAGCATCTATTCTGCTTGCCCTTGCTACAGTATTCCGTGCACCAGCCTCTGGAATCCAAGCGAGTCCACTCTGTTGGAGAACGTAATGAACGAACCCAGCACACCAAGCAGTCTGATCGGTTTGCCAGATCCTGTCACGCATATTGAACCCTAAAGATCGCCATATTTCAATGATTCTGGGGTTGGAGGGATTGCCCCTCATCCCTGTCTCAAACCACTGCGGCCGTTGAGCAAGGCATCGTTGAAGGAACGGTATGACAGCAGCACCTGATTTGGGGCGGATTACAGAAACGATCCCACCACGGTTTTGCGTCCACCCTGATGGCCATGACAGTGTAACGCCACCGCCTGTCGGGTTGTTTGTTGCAGCCCTGACGCTCTGATTACCGCCGACGAAGTTGAACCTGTTGCCAGTGTTTGTTGGCGTTGGAACATTGGGTGGGTTTATCGGCTTTGGTGGATCATCAACAATGATCTGTGATGTGTCGGGTGTCCCGGCGTAATATTCCTTGATTTGTCCGTCCTCAGGCATCTTGTATTGCGGAGCGGTGGGATTACTAACAAAAGCGTCAACAGCATCCGCAAGAGCAGATGCAACAGCAGGTGGAATGCTTACCCTAATGGTAGCAGCGCCGCCATCGTTAGCAAACACGTTAGGGCTACCAGCAACAGCGTTATCGCTATGGCACGACGGACCACAGCAGTGTGTCTCGATCGGATCACCAAGGCGGTTGACAGGAATGTTGTTGACGTATACGTTAGGAGAGGCAGCGATGATTGGAACTGGTGGCCAAAAACACGGTCCAGCCCAGTGTCCCGTTGTTAAATCGGTCCCAAGACGTGACACAGGTATATTGTTAACGATCACGTTAGGGCTACCATTGCCCATCTGATCGCCACAACCAATCGCGTCGCCGATTCTTACTAGACCTGGCATATCAGCTCACTAAGTTGACGAGAGCAACAGCGCCCGCAGCGCCAGAAACAGCCCTAATCACATCCTTTGCGCAGGGCGACAGAGAAGGGAACGACAGAGCAATCGAAGCATTTTTTAGTTCATCAAACATCTTACCGATCTTATCTAATTCAGCTGCGATCATTTCTCTCAATTCGTTAATCTTTGACTTGATAGCAGATGCTGCTGAAGATATCGCCTCTCTCACGGCTGACCCGATGTTATTAACGAATGATTTTACTCCTGCAACTGCATCAGATATTAAGTCATTTACCCCTTCTAAAGCAGCGCGGATTGCAGATGCAATCCGCGCGCGGATTGCAGCGACACCATCAACAACATCTCTGATAGTATCTCTGATAGCATCTCTGATAGACGCCATTGCCAGCTTGAACTTTTCATAAGCAGCGGTAAACATTCCTTTTACTGCCGCAGAAATGTTGTTGACAGCCGTCCTTAAACTGTTGACCGCAGACTTAATTGCGTCAAATGCTGCCTGACCAGCCCCTGATAGTGAACCCATCAAATCTCTAATGCCATCACACACGGTTGGAACTTCAGACGGTTGCGCAGGCGCATCCCCACCCTCGCCAGGGGGCAAAGGCGTAGCAGCCATCGCTTGTTTAATTGTAGCATGCGATTCTGATGCTGAAATAACGTTTGGCAGCTGGTCTACAACCAGTTCCGTTTGTGCTGCAACCAAAGAAGCAGTACTGGCTGCTCCAGAACCAACTGTATCGAGGTTAAGAGCCGCAATTTCAGCACGGAGTTCGTTTGCAGTCGCTGTTGCTTCTTCAACGCCATAATCGGCGCCTATCTTTGCCAACTCGCCAATATCTTTGTCAAATCCACCAAAGTCCATTCCTCCCATGTTGCTCATATCAGTAACAAGAGCATTAGCATCGCCAACCAGAGGATTTGCAAACGCGGGAGCTCCCGACTGTAGAAATTCAAATGCTGCTTTTTGTTCTGGTCTTAATGATAACATATATTACCCCTCCACCTTTGATCCAGCTCTCCACTGACGACAACTCCAGTACGCAGCAGACGTCTTATCAGTCTGTTCAGCAGCCTCTTCGATCAGCTCAGCGCTTTCTTCGACACAGTTAGGCACCTTCTTGCCACCTTTACCTTTCTTCATACCGACCTGTTTATAACCGTCCCAGCACGGGTCTTCTTTGTTTTTCTCAATGAGTGTTTCTGCCAGCTTCATAATGGTGCTCCATCTTTGTGTTAGTGTATTTATCAATGATGAAACAGAAAGGGATGCCGAAGCACCCCTTGTTTGTTAGCCGGTCATTACTCGACTGACTGCTGTCATCACTGCAGCAATCCTGCCGACGTCTCGTAGTTGCTCAACGGTCCAATCGTGCTTGTGCAGCGTGTCGTAGTGAGCTTTTATACAAAACTCAAGTTTCGTCTTTAGGGTAAAAACAATCACTTACCTGCAAAACTTTGATCGGTGATGTCAAAGAACTCACCTTTTTGGCCAGGCTTGACGCCAGTAACCACAAACTTCTCAATTTTATCACCAACGGTTTTCATAATTTTCTTCAAATGTAAGGTAAAACCAAACGTGAATGCGAAATTGCATCCGACCTGTATAATTTATGATAAATCCAAACTAAAATCAACAGAAAATCGATCGCGAAAACTATCTCTACGAATATCACTGCTAGCATCATAAATAATGCGTACAAAAGGAGTGATTGTATGGAACAACTGTTTACTTTCGTTGGATCATTATTCTCGATGATCCCTTTTAGTGCAGCAACGTGGTTCGTGTTGCTGAATACGGCTTTCTTTGTTTGGCTGTTTGCTAAGGCGGATCAACGAAGTGATAACCCTGTACATTGGGAGCATTTAGTGATTGACTCACAGAACAACCGCGCATCACCGTATAAAGTTGGATACCTGATTGGTGTGATTGTTTCCACTTGGATTGTGATCAAAATCTCTGATGCGGGAAATCTATCATTAGATATATTTGGCGCATATTTGGCTTACCTTGTTACTGGCGCTGGTGTAAACTCATACACCAAAGCGAAGCAATATGGCAGCTCACCGGGACCAACCCACACTCGTCCGGATGTGGATTATCTTCAGCAGCAAGAACACCCTGTCGATCAACCACCACGATAAAAAAAAGGGCCTCACGGCCCTTTTTATTTCAGCATTGGGATGAACTGATCGATCCCGTCCATAATCTTCTTCAACTCGTACTTGCCACAAAACCGCATCAAGTGGAACATTGAGAACTTCCGCTCCCTCGTCATCGCTTCATCGACAGTCGACAAAATCGCAATCTTGATATCCTTTGGTTGCTTCTCCAGGTCAATCAGCTTCTGGTTTTCCTTGAACATATCCTCGACAATGATCGTCTGACCTTTCTCGTCCGTCCAGGTTTCCTTGAATAACTGAACGCGCTCAAAAGGATCGTTATACGCCTTTTCGATCCGTGCTGTTCTCAATCGCGGATAAGCACTCTGAATGTTATCGGTCGGATCACCACGGAGGCATTTCTGGAACACATAGTACAGTGGGTCTTGATTGAAATCGTCGAGCATAGACTCTTTGTCTGTTGCTGGAGAGATCACACGGACGCCGTCGTATCGCTTCAGCTGGAGCAGATCAGTGTCAGCGCTGATAATAATCGTTTCATCACCCTCGTTGATTTGGCAGAACCCAGCAATGCAATCGTCAGCCTCTAACGTATCTCCAGCGAGTGTGATGATTCCTGTGTGTTCGGTAATCAGTTGTTCAAACTCACGGAGGTGAGCGATGAACTTCTCAAACTTGATCGCTTGAGCAGGTGACATATCCTTTCTGCGGTTGCCTTTATATGGTTTGGTAGCAGGATGGCAGTCATCGCTCGCGGTATATTCTTTCCGCCAAGAAGAGCGGTCAAAAGCCATCACAACGCCTTTCTTCGGCTTGAACTGTTTGTAGTATTTGTTCAGCGTCATCAGACCGGAGTGCGATGCCATACCAGCAAGAGTGATGTCATCTTCACCGTTCCGAGCAACAAAGAAGGTCCGAAACAGCATGTTCGAAATATCATAGACCAACCAATCGCACGACAGTGTTGGCAGCTTTGGTTTCAGTTTTGTAGCCATTATCCCCACGCCCTCTCATATTGCTCCATAATCTGTTCTCGCTGCCACAGTGTGGCATACTTGTTGATCAAGAACAGAAATACTTGCTTCTCTTCGTCCGTCAGATACTGCTTCATCACCGTTAGCTGATGCGTTGCTTCTTCGACAACAGCTTGATGTCTTTGTTCTTGTGTTAGTTCGATGGCCATATCAGTATCCCTCTACAACATCACGAACGGTACCACGAGGATCGTTTTCGATTGCGTCTGCTTCAAGCTGTTCGATCAGGTGGAGGTTGACCAGAGCAAGCCACCGCTGAACAGCAGCCTCGTCGGTCGGTCCTTTGATGTTCAGCTTCTCAATGTAATCAATGAACGCATCATTCCAGTCCATAGCAACCTTGACGCCCTTGACCTCATCGTACCCATCGCTGTTGATTTGGACCCACGGGATTGTGTCGTCTCGTTTAGCAGCAAGCTCTTTTGCTTTATAATCAGCAACTTGTTGCTCAAGGTTAGCGACCTTGTGACGCTCATCCGCTAGTGCTTCACCCATACGCTGAAGCACATCCAGTAGTTCTTGAACTCGTTTTTTGTTGAATAGGTCCATATTAGCTCCTTGGAAGAACGAACACATTGATTCCATTGACTTCAATGTTCATCATTCCTCTCGTAGACAGCAAGAAGTCGCCGTCTGGGTTTTGTTTGAATAGAGGCGCGATCACCTTGATTGGATAGCGGTGGAAGAAGTCAACAACCTTGTGTCCGTTCTCGAGCAGAACGGTATCACCGAAAGTGTAGTTCAGTGCATCGCTGTTTGTGTCCTTGATTTCGAGGAATACGCCATCTTTGTTACCAACGAATGCAACTTCATCAGCTGCCATAGCGGATTGGCCCTTCGTCAGCATCTGTACAGCATCTGGTGTCATCTTGACACGGTGGGTGATCGCGTCATTCAATGCCTTTGGTGCTTGAATAGTCTTTGGGTTGGCGCAGCGGTAGTCAATCTTGATTCCCTTGCCTTTTAGCGTCAGCGAACGGACGAAAGAAGGTTCGTCTTTGCTTGTATCATCGATCGTAGCTTCAATCGCAAAGTCTTTCGCGGCTTTGGCGATCTCATAACGAGAAGAGAACACACCAATCCTGTTCAAACCAATCGCACCAAATGGCAGGTCAGGGACATCTTCCGTTTGGAACATTACAACAGTCTTATCCTCATCGATCGCACGGACCTTGTCGGTCTCAATGATGATGTTGTCAATCCCAGCAGTCTTTGCCACACCAACGACGGTCTCAATGTAGTCAAGTATCTGCTTTGTTAGCTTTGTATTCGTCATTTCACTCCTTACAGATATAAGTGGTCATAGTATACTAGAATTTTAGCAGTTCGTCAACGATCGTCGGAGGCTGCTCAGGCTGCCACTCAACCACGGTGATTCCAGTACCGCTTTGGATCCATTCTGCAACAATATGTCTGTGGCAGAAATCGTCCGCGCGCTCATAACAGAGCAGTATTGACCCGTCTTGTAAATCATCAGCAACTCGTTGAGGGGTCAAGTTCCGCTCGTTGATGATCAGCTTAAGGTACGCTTTCGTGTAGTCTGCCTCTGTCCAACCACCATACTTGATCCCGTTGATGATTTCCCACGAAGGAGCGAGATACAGATACCACCTACCGTGGAAGTAGTGAGGCGCTTTCGCGCTGATCGACACGGCAAGAGGGTCACGACCCTTCTTCGAGTAGTTGCTGGTGTAGAACCGTTTCATTAGAAAACAAGAAGGCTATCAACGAGCATTGACTGCTTTGTCGGAACAGGTTTATCAATCGCTTTCAAAATGTTATCCAGCGGCTTGTCGATAAGTCGTTGAATGTGAGCATCATAGTCAACCGCAAAGTCGTTGATGAACCATTCAGGGACAACCTCAATGTCGGTCGGTAGAGCAATGCTCTTGAACTTACCGCGTGTCTGCTTGAGGTAGAACACCTTGATTTTCATCCCTGATGTGATCGCCATACTTGTTTTATCGTTGTAGTGAGCGAGCATTTCGTTGTAGTGAATCGCAGCAGCAATATGACCAGGCAGCCGCGCGTCATCACCGTTTCGTTCATACTCTTTCGTGTAATCTTCGACACCGTTCACGCCTTTTGGCAAACCAATGTCGAGAATGTTGGCAGCACCTCGGAGTTCATCCTTGTAGTCAACGATTGCTTGACAGACCTCATTCCAGTCTTCACCCTTCAACAGCCGCTCAATAAATTGTTCAATGCGGTCTGAAACAGCACGAGGGATCGTCGTCTTCTTGATCGACAGACCCATCACCTTCATCTTGTCAACGGACTTGCCTTCAACATCGCATAGGTGAAGGATGTACAGCTTCTTACCAACGAAGATCCCGCGGTCGCTAACAATTTCTCGACCGCACTTGATGATGTCGTCAAACCCTTGTGTACACAGGAATGTCTCTCGCATAAATTTTGGGTATGACTTGTTGACGATTTCGGCAACATTATCTGCGATCGCAATCGCGTCTTCCTTGTTCGTTGCTCCAGTAGCAAAGTAGCACGAGTCTGTGTCACCATATACGACGCTAGGCGACTGAAATGACCCATTGAACTTTGGTCCGTACAACGCAACCGATGCCGGATGGCCAGCTTCCTCTGCGTCCTTGACCGTCTCGTACGTTGGGATGTCAAAGTTGTAATTCCCGTCAAGAATCTCGCCAACCTTGCGGCACTGGTGGCGAAGAACCATACGGCTTGTACCCGTGGTGCTTTCGCCCATCCGCAGGTCATAGAAACGGAAGTATTGGTTTGTCAGAGCACCGTACAGTGAGTTCAGTTTGATCTTGAACACATACTGGAGGCGATCGTAGTACCCTTCCATGTCCTTATCACCATTACCACCAGCCTCTTTCTTCATCGCTTGATACTTCTTCCGTTGAGCATACCAATCAGCGAGAATAGAAGGGATGATTCCTTGTTTAGACTGGTCAAACACGGTTCCATAACCAGAAACAACCCATTTGCGCTCAGACAACCAGGAACGGAACTCAGCGCCTGTCATCGTGTGTTCTTCACCGTCTTCCAGACGAAGCGTCAGCTGCTTGATTGTATCGCCAGCAGCAATCGCTTCAGCGTCTTGAACATCATTGGTAAATTGACCGCGTAGCGTTTCAGGTGAGATGTTGATTGAGCGGATTGCGGACGGATACAGCGAGTTGATGTCAATCGACCCGATCCATTCATGCATTCCCTTCTGTGGCAGCAACACCAGAGCGCCTTCAATCGCTCGGTCAATCTCGGGCTCGGTCACATTCTTAACGACGCGCTTCAGCTCGTGGTGGCAGTAGTTGACGATAGCAAGCTCAGCAAGCTTCAATGTGCCAAGCACATGCTCAAATAGGCCGCACGACATGTGGTACATCTGGTTTGCGAGTTCAACATAGCCGAGCTTCTGCTCGAAACCGTTGAGGATCTCGCAGTCACGAATGTTGTATCTCGTGAACTTGGCAAACGAGTATATGCGGGTTTCGGTATCAGCTATGTAGAACTCTTCCAAAAGCTCTTCATCGGATAGGTTGGCAATGTCGTCGTTAGTCATAAATAATATCACACACAGAGAGATTTAGGAGAAGTACTATGAACCAGTATATCAAACAAATACAAGAACTTTCTCACCCAAACAAATATACAAAATGGTATTGTAATATTATACAGCAAGCTATTATGAGAAGTCAAGCCGTTAATGGGCAATCACATCACATACTGCCACAGTCATTCGGCCTCGGTGGATACAGCGATCCCGATAACATAGTGCGATTAACATTTCGTGAGCATTATATCGTTCATTTACTGTTGCCGAAAATGGTCAGACGCAAAAGCCATCGGGCTAAAATGTGGAACGCAATAGTGGCTATGTGTGTTGGACTAATACGTAACAGCACAACTCCTTCCAACATATACGCGTCCAGACGATTTGCGGATATACGGCAGCGGTTGGTTGATAGTGGTGTGTTCTCTACCGGCAAAGATACACTATGGGTCAACAATGGAGCTAAGTCAAGACGTATATCAGAAACAGAACTATCACAATACATAGCAGACGGTTGGAGTGTTGGTCGCCATACGTTTACCCGCAAAAAACACATATGTGTAAACAAAGACGGCGTCACCAAAAACATCGACCCTGACCTCAAAAACAAATACTTATTGGATGGGTGGGTGTTGGGTCAAGCGCCAACATCAAAAGTATGTGTTACTAATGGTATAAAGAATATTTACGTTGACCCTGTTAACATACCAGATGGATACGTTATTGGTTCGTGTCAAAAAACACAAATGGGTAGAACCTGGATAACAAACGGCACAACAGATGTATATCTCAACCCAGGTGAGATAGTACCAGATGGGTGGCATCCGGGGCGATCCAATAGAGCACTTACGCAAAATAAATCCAGGAACGCTGGTAAAATCAGGATAAACGACGGTACCACCCAAAAATACCATCCCGAAAAGGACCCCATACCAAGCGGTTGGGTGAGAGGTGGGCTCTCACCCAAGAAGAAATGGACCTGGGGTAATAAATCAGCGTGATGGAACTTTCAATCCACGCTTTTCTATTTCTCGTCTCAACTTTTCCCGTCTAACAGCAGCTACTGCGAGCTTATCGTTGGGGTCGGGTACCTTATCGGGGTCTGGCTTCCAAGCGCCGGTGTACAGATCTGCAAGGTTCCCTTCATACTCGAGTTTGGGCAAGTTCAGCCCAACTTCTTGTTCGATTGCAGCCAGCTTGTACGATGCTCGCTCACCTGGCTCATACTTCTTGTACAGAGCCATATAGTCAGCAAGCATACGGCCGGATGTGATCAACTTGATTTGTGGACCGTACTGTGTCTCAATCTCCTCAAACCGAGCAATCTCAGCACCAGGGAACGACAGATGACGTAACGACTTGTCACCAAGAACCTTTTCAAACCGCTTTGCGATGTACGGGAAGTCGAAGGTCTCACTGTTCCAACCGCACAGCAAATCACTGTCTTGAATCTCGTGAATGATGCGAATCAACAGATCCTTTTCGGTAGCACAGAGGATGTAGTCAGTCTTGAATGTTTTTGGTACTTCAAGGATGTCATTACACGCAGCAGCAAGCAGCTGAGGTGTCCAGTCGATCCCGTCGTTCTTTGGTGGGACGGCAATGACGACCATTCTATTCTGGTGTGTATGATACAGAGCGATGGCGTTGATCGGTGCATACGGATTGCGTGTTGAGCTGAACCCGACATCTGGGTCGTAATCAACCTCAATATCAAGGAATGTGACGTTCAGCTTTGGAGCAGGGACGCCGTAGTAATGGTTTGACAACACACGGATCTCAGGGCCGATGTCACTCTCCCACAACCGAACACCTTCCTCTTGGAACTGTTTACGCTTGCCATAATGCTCGCGGCCAGTCTTGCTCTCAAACTTGCTGACCTTCGTATCATAGATTGTTGTGTACTTCCCTTTAGGGTCGTCGTAATAGAAGTAGTACGGAGCATCGTAGATCTGCTCAACGCGCGTACCGTCTTCATCCCGCTCCCACACAATCACCGCATCCCTGCGACGATCAGCAAAAGCGGAAATGTATTTTCGTTGTTCCATAGAATGTGCCTGTGAATTCACCTTTTTCGATTATACACCACTCGGAGTTAGCAGTCAACAAAAAACCCGCCGAAGCGGGTTTGATGTGTGAGGGTCAGTGTGTTAGACTGATGGCGCGTTGAGAACATACATCACCATATTTCCTGTTGGTGATAGTGCGTCGTAGCCGTACATCAGTATTGTTTCTTGGTCGTAGATTTCACGATCTGGCGACATTGTTGTCTGGAATGCTCTTGAAGTTCCGTTGAACAGTGTCAGGTTGGTGCTACCGGTTGCTGCTGTTGGGACAATTGTGTTGTCATCAAAGTACCGATATACACGGAACTGTCGTCCGAGAGTAGTTGGAATTGTCGTACTCTCTGCTGTCGCACCCTCAACGAGAATGTAATCAGGGCCTAGCCAAGTTGCCCATACAGCAGACATATTAGTAGGCGATGGGGTTGGTGTAGCAGCTTTGATGTCTGTTGTAGACCAAGATGTGCCATTGAATGTTCTGTACCGGTCCAAACCGACAAACACAATACCCGTTGTTTCAGATGTAGACAAATACGGTGCGGAAGCTGAAATTCCAGTGTGTATCCACGAAGTTGTGTATGTTGGAGCTGTTGTCGGTGAACCAAACACTGCCTTGACGACCTTGAACCCAGCGTGTTGTTGAGTGGTGTTGAGTAGTATGCTGTTCTGCCCCGAAGCCCCTAACTGATAAACAATGGATACATATCTACTGTTCGATGGCGTAACAGACGGTCTACTGTCAGTAATAGTGTGAATCGCTCGACCTCTGTAAGCATCGTTGCCCATGTTTACTAGGCTGGCTGTTGTTCGTGTAATCTGGTTAGTACCTGTGTTATACACAATTGTGTATGTTTCTGTTTGACCAGCATCTGACCAAGCTGTCAGAGGACCACTCAGCATCACTACGTTGTCAAACACTTTCTTCACATCCAGGTTCTTTCCAATGTAAGTTTCAATGTTAGACTGTGAGTGCATCCCCCAGTCAAGTGTGTTGGCTGATTTTGCTGTAACCACGTTGGTTACAGGATCAATAGTAAACACTCTTGCAACAGCACCACCATCGCTTCGCAGCACTACTAGAAAATCTGTTGCGTTGATAGAAACACCGTAAGTTTGAAGGAACGACCAGTTGTTTGACCTCGGCGCAAGTCCTTGGAGCACTTCTGTGCGCAGAGTTGTAACAGATGGTGTTGCGCTCTTGATGTTATTGATCTGAACAACCTGGCAGATGATCAGGTTCGGAGCTGTTTGGTGATAGAGGATGACAAACTTGTCACCAGACAGTCTAAACATTTTTCGTGTTCTCGGGTTTGATAATGTCCCACCATTGTTCGGGATTGGTAATACTACTTCTGCCATTTATGTTACTCCTTATTGGACTTCAATCATTGTTTCAGCAGTCGTTGCTACTGTTACTGAACTATTCCCTGACCAAGCATCCCAGTTAGGTGCTGGATCTACTTCGGTTGCTTCAATCACAGCAGATGTTGACATCTGTGTTGTTGTGATATAGCTGTTGCCTGACCAAGCATCCCAGTTAGGTGCTGGATCTACTTCGGTTGCTTGAATCATAGCGCTTGTGCTTGTCGATAGCGTAGTTGCAAACCCGGTTCCAGCCCAGTTAGCCCAGCTGTCCCACTGCGGATCGGCTGATGTTGTGTCGTTGATATCTACAAGAACGCTAACGCCGTTGAACATCAGAACAGCAAAGCTCTCCAGCCCTTCAACAAGAGCATCCTCTGCGATGTCTAACACAATGCTATCCGTTCCATCTTGACCAACGACAAACTGTCCGCTCAGCGAGCTGATATTGGTGAAATCTTCAACAGCTATCCCGCTGCCAACAATCGTGTACGGAAGTGATTGCAGATATTGGACGCCTGTTGTAGCAAGATCAATCGTCACTTGCATTCCTTCGTCTACCTGCTGAGGTGTGGCTGTTAGGCTGTATGTCGCGTTTGGAGCAACAACTGAAAATCTAAACATTGTTTTGACGCCAAGTTCTGGATCCTGTATTTATGCAACCAAACAAAAAACCCGCCAAGCGGGTTTGATGTATGCGTGACAGCAGCGTTTACTCTTCGCCAGATCCGGAACCGTCATCCTCGTCGTCTTCCAGAGGATCGTTGGCAGCACCAGACAGCTTACCGTTGACGAGCTTTTCGTACAGTTCTTGGAAGTGGTTCATCTCGTCAACAACATCGGTGTAGTTGTGCTTGTACATTGTAGTAGCCAGTTTGCGAATGATTTTCTTATCCACTCCATACATCGATGACAGTTCAGCGTATTGTTCTTTGATACTTTCACGCCGATCGTCGATCATTTGCATTTCGTGAGTGATAGCTGCCAGGGACGACTTGAACTTTTTGCGCTCAACAGGATCGTTGAGAATGCTGCCACCCTTTTCTGCTTCTTTTTGTTGCAACTATGTTATACTGCACGGGTTAGCGTCAGGCATCATTTTTTCAGACAAAATTTCACAAAGTAGCATATATTTTCCTTTATCAAGCAGGATACTTGGTGGGATTGTCGTAGTAGTCAATCCCCACACGGCTTTTTCTTGAGTCTCTGTGCAGGTACTTCAAGTAATCTTTATACCGCAAGTTAGGATTAACGCGGGTTTCAGGCTCATTGCCCTGCAATGCCAGTTGCAATTGCTTGAATGCATCTGGTGTGAATTTTACATATTCTTTGCCATTCTCAATGAAGAACAAACTCAACCGCGTTGTGTCGTTTGGTGTGGATAGCACCTCAAACACTTGATAGTTTGGATTTACAAGCCAAGCCTCAACGTCTCTGCTATTTGCGTCGTTCATCCATGGTCTGTAATCAAATCCTGTTCCCTGTTGCTCAATGATCACATACACATTTGATTTGGATTGCCCACCCCGCGCAAGGTTGTGATATCTAATCGCCCCTCTTACATCTTTTGACCATGATTGATATTTGTCAGGATTGTTGCGAGCTTTGATGTATTGTAAAACATCAGTGGGCGATGATGCTTCTGTAACAACATTGGATGGTAGTCTCAGCGCACGATACAACCGTCCTTCATATCTAAACTCAGGATGGTGTTTGAGCATCTGTGTTGTTATCAAATCAAACTCTCGTCCTCTATCGCCCCATCCATACGAACTGGCGGCCTTGAGAAAACGTTGTTCAATTGATTGTTTGTCTAGTAGTTCTGTCAGAAGCATTGCTGCATTACTTTCTCTTCGCCCTGCTTTAGCTCTTGAGCTGCATTGAACCATCCTTCTGACCACGCCTTATACTCATCAGCATTCTTTTTCTCGTGGTACGGAGCCTTTTCAGCTTTCATGCGATGTTCGTGGAATGCTTTTGCACCTTCAGCTTCAATCTTCTTGAGAGCTTCATTAGCTTTTTTGGATGCCTCATGTTTTTGTGTAAGCAAATCCTTCAGCAGACTACCAGCCTTGCCATTTTCTTCCTCACTTTCTTCTTTCTTTGGATTAAGTTTTAACATATTATTCTCCAAATGTGTCGGTGATGTATTTATGCTTGCAAATAAAAAAGCCACCCGAATGTGGCTTCCGAATGGCTCAATGTCCTAACGCTTAATCTTCTTCGCCGGAACCGGATCCATCGTCATCCAGTGGATCATTTGCATCACTGAGCTTGCCGTTGACTAGCTTCTCATACAGCTCCTGGAAGTGATTCATCTCATCCACTACGTCTGTATAATTGTGCTTGTACATTGTAGTAGCCAGTTTGCGAATGATTTTCTTATCCACTCCATACATCGATGACAGTTCAGCGTATTGTTCTTTGATACTTTCACGCCGATCGTCAATCATTTGCATTTCGTGAGTGATAGCTGCCAGGGACGACTTGAACTTTTTGCGCTCAACAGGATCGTTGAGAATGCTGCCACCCTTTTCTGCTTCTTTTTGTTGCTTCTTAGCCATTGTTTCT